CCCAGCAGGTAAACCTTTAACTGATCCATCTCTTCAAAATAATAGATCGGCAGTCTATAATTATGTAGAAAATACTTGGGCTACAATGACACTTTCAAGAAGCACGTATGCAGATGCATCTACTTACGCAGTTCCATACGCTACAGAATATGTAACAACGGATACACCTAACACGTCAAACTTATTTGGAGCTACTAATACGTTTGGTGCAAGTACATATTATGCTCATGAAGTAGGAGTAGATAAAATAGATCTTACAGGTAATTCATCAGCAATACCAGCATTTGTTTTATCGGGGGATTTTGATTTACCTAACGAAGGGGATGGTCAATTTTTATTAAGAGTAAGTAGATTTTTTCCTGATTTTAAAAATTTAGTTGGAGAGGCAAAGGTAACTTTGAATACAAAAGATTTTCCAATCTCAACAAATACCACAACTGCAGAGTTTATAGTTGAAACAACAACAAGTAAAAAAGATACACGAGTAAGGGGTAGATTAGCAAATATAAAAATTGAAAATTTAGACAAAGATCAATCATGGAGATTTGGTACTTTTAGAGCCGATGTAAATGTAGACGGAAGAAGATAATGGCAAAAATAAATGTTTACATACCAGAACCACAACCTGAATATTCACCTGAAAATTTTAGGCAAATAAACCAAGCGATTGAAACTGTCGAAAACCAACTTAACACATCTTATCAACAAGACTTGAAAAATGAACAGGATGCGTTTAATTATTTTATATCATGACAATAAGATACAAAAGTTCAACTTTCGATTTAACAACAACAAACGTTACACCTGTTTTAACGTGTCCTGCTGACGCAACAATTATTGTAAAAAGTGTACAAGCGGTGCACGATACGGCGAGTAATGTTGATACACACGCTTTAGTTACAAAGTCAGGTGGATCTGCTACTAAAATAAGTTATGTAGAATTAAATAAAAGCTCAATAAATATGTTGAAAGGAACTTTAAACTTAGAAGCTAGTGATGTTTTGTCTTTGCAGGCAGGTTCTGCAAATGAAATAACTGGTATTGTAAGTTATGCTTTAATCGATAGATCGCAGGAAAATGGCTAAAAGAAAATTTATTAATTTTATACCACGTCCAAAACCAAGAAAAAGGCCACGAAGACATACAAAAAAACTTAACAAAAATAAAAAAAGGAGTTATAAACCTTATAATCGTCAAGGAAGGAAACAATGACACAAAAAACAATTATTGTAAATGGTGAAGAAGTGCCTGTGTTACCAGCAAAAGCTGAAGAAGAAGTTTTGAATAAAAGAACAGGTAAAAAATATAAGGACAAAGTAGAATTTAAAGAGGATGTAAATGATCCTAATACAGATACTACAGATGAAGATTTACAAGTAAATCAAAAAATAACAGTTGCATCTCTTGAGGTTTTTGGTAAGACTGATTTGTAATGCGACCTTACGGTGGAACTGAAATCCAATACGACTATTTGAAAAAGTATGTTGATCAAGTTATTCTAGATTCTGTTCAAATTACAACATCTGTTCCAGAGAAAGAACCTTTAGATCCTGTAAAATCAAATATTCTCTGGTTAAAAAACTCTTATGATCAACCAAATCTACAGCCTTGGTTTCAAAATAAAGAAAATCATAACAAATATGACTGGTATGTTTTTAATTCACATTGGTCATTCGAAAAATATAGATACTTTTTTAAAATACCAGAAGATAAATGCACTGTGATTAAAAATGGAATAGATTATGAAGAACTTAAAATAAAGACTGATTTTTCACCAAAAAAGAAACTAAGGATGTGTTACATATCTACTCCTTGGAGGGGTCTTGAAGTTGTTTTAGCAGCAATGGAAAAAATTAAAGATCCTGATATAACTCTGGATGTTTATTCAAGCACGAAAATTTATGGATCATCATTTTATGAAAAAAATGACAAATCGTATGAACCTTTATGGGATAAAGCAAAAAATCTTCCAAATGTAAATTACATGGGTTACTGTAATCATAAGGAGCTAGTTGCAAAGTTAAAAGAATATGACGTAAATTGTTTCCCTAGTATATGGGAAGAAACATTTTGTATATCTGCTATGGAATCTTTAGCAGCGGGACAGCTTTTAATAACCACGGACCTCGGTGCCCTACCAGAAACTTGTGCTGAGTTTCCTATTTATATACCATATACTCCAAATAAAGAAAAATTATCTATTCAAACTGCGGAATGTATTTTTCAATGTAAAGAAATGTTTCAATCAGATTTATCTTGGGGTCTTCAATTTCAACAAGAATATTACAAAAGATATTATGATTGGAATATTTTGTCTAGGTTTTGGACAGATTTTTTACGAGGAGCTATAAGTGTCAAACGAAACAAAAACTGATAGTTTGATGGTGTGCACACCTGTGCATTCTGATGTTTCCATGCATTATATGAAAGCTTGTCTTGATTTGCAAAAAGAATGCCTTCTTAATAAAATAAATATATCATTTAATCTAATGAAATCTTCGTTAGTAACACAAGGTAGAAATCTTTGTGTTTCAAATTTTATGACATCTCCTGCAGATAGAATGTTATTTATTGATAGTGATATTGAATTTTCAA